CAAGTGGCGCGACGAAGATATTGCGACTTTTGTTGAGCAGGTCTCTGTCCCTTTGCAGGGGATCAAAAGAAATGCGGCGTCTAGCGCGATTGCTTATCACGAGCAGGTAGCAAAAATTAGCAAGCGGGTTTTCAAAGCACCATCTTTGAGTGACCTTGATTTGTCTATGTCGGCTTTGCGTAACGGTGCCAATGTGAACCAGGTTTATGGTCGCCCGTTTGTGCAAATGCGTATGGCTTTGGCTAAGGGCGAGAGCTTTACTGATGCTTTAGACCTGGGGTCTCGTACCGCTACGTCTTTTGCTCGTACTGAGGTGCAGTTGTCTCGTAGGCAGGCGTCATTGTTTGCCCGTAAAGCTAACGACAACATTGTTGGATTTTTGCGAACGCTTAGCGGTTCTGAAAACTGTGCGCTGTGTTATGTGGCGTCTACTCAGCGTTACCGCAAGGGCGATTTGTTACCAATTCACCCAGCTTGCGATTGTGGCGAGATGCCGATTTATGGTGACACTGATACTGGGCAGATTATTGACCAACAGTTGTTAGACCAGTCCCACGAGGCTGTAGGGCAACGTTTTGGTATTGACGTTGGTGGGCGCGAGCCTGATTACCGCAAGATTATGATTCGTGATCACGGTGAGATGGGTCCAATGTTGACTGTGCGGGGTCAAAAGTTTACTGGTCCTAATAGTTTGGATTTGGTTGGCAAAAAAATGCCAGTCAAAACCCCGGCACAAAAATCAACGGACGCTTTGCAAACGGCTAAAAACCAGATTCGGGAAATCCCCGCTGGTAATGTTATTGCTAGCAACGCAATAAACAATTACCGTAACAAAACTAATGTTGGCACAGTCAAAGTATCAAGAATTCGCAACAAAAAGAATACAGACTTTGTTGACGAGCAAGTGTCTTTACCTGATGACAAGACCAACGCAAACCTGGACAAGATTTTGGCGGTTGGCAAGACAGCCGATGACGAGATTGGGCGCAGAACTAGCGCGGCTTTAGCTAGCAAAAACTTGGGCAACGTCTCTGACTCTAAAAAACGCTATGAGGCAAAAAGGGCTGAACATAGAGACGCTCTAGCCGCACAAAGCGCCTACACAAAAAAACTCGAAGCTGAGTTTGACGCTAAAATGGCAGAAAAATACGGTAGACCTATCGACCCAAGTAGGTTCGACGATTATTCCCGCGAAAGCAACAGCTTTTACAGCGGTCTATACGATGACCCACAACGTTTAGCGCTTGAAAAAAAGGCTGACAAGCTACGCGATGAGGCCTTGGCGATACAAGACGACTATCTAGAATCTAAATACATTATTGAGACTACTCGCATAGAGGAAACTAAACGGTTTATTTCAGAGATTCGCTCTGTTGGCGAGGGCGCTCAGCCTACGTTTATGTCTGGCGGGCAAGCCGCGCCACATATCAAGTATGCGTTTGACCAATACCCAACAGATTGGGTAAACAAAGCTAGTTCTGAAATCCCAAGGGTTCAACCAAGAAAGGTTGATAGGGGCTGGCATGTTGTTCGCAAAGATTCACAGGGTAAATTTTCGGAAATCCGAGTGTCTGGCAATACAAGAAAAGTGCCGTCTCCAACCGTAGATGCTACTCGCACAGCAATACACGAAGTTGGGCACTATATGGAAACTACGGTGCCTGGGCTTAGAGAAATGGAATGGGCTTACTATCACCGTCGCGCCAACGGAGAATATCTACAAGCCGACTTGGGCTATGACGCAAGCAAAGAGTTTATAGTAGATTCTTGGCGAGAGTCTTACAGCGGGAAGGCTTACAGCGGATTGCTGGCCGACCCCGTTAGTAGAAACTATGAGATTTTTACTACCGGCATTGAAAGCGTTTTGGGGACCAGTAATTATTTTGCGGGTGCCACAAAAAGACTACCCGACGGTAAAAGACTTGATTTAGGCGAGGACGTAGAATTTCGGCAGTTTGTTTTGGGGGTGCTACTTGGCCTTTGAAAATTGGACCGCAAATACCCCAGGCGGTGACGTTAGATGGGTTTCGGTACGGCCCTACATTATTGGGGCTAGCTTGGCAACGTATTCTGTTTGGTTTGATCTGTTTAGCTATGAGGAAACTGTTGACGTTACGCCGTCTGGTCCCTTTCTGGCACCAGACCCGTCTAACCCTTATCTGATTCGTTACCTAATTCAAAAACGTTGGCTAGATTCAACGTTTTCTGAAAATGCACCAGATTTGTCAAAAATCCTTGGCGATGTTCCCGAGGGTGCCGACGCTTAGATTTCCTAGCACTGTGCTGGGATAGCTCGAAACGAGCGCAACCGTAAACGAAACGTGGAGGTAAACAACCAATGTCTGAAAATACTGAGGTAACAGACACCGAGGACAACACTGAAGCTGATACTACAGATCAAGAAACAACCGAAACGGTTGATTTAGAGTCTGAGGTTGAAAAGTGGAAAACCCTTAGTAAGAAAAATGAGCAAATGGCGAGAGCCAACAAGGATGCCGCTAAAGAGCTTGACGCGCTAAAGAAAAGTCAACTCTCTGATACTGAGCGCCTTATTGAGTCAACTAAAGACGAGACTCGATTGGCTGTCCGTATGGAGTTTGCTGAGAAATTAGTGGACGCTGAGCTAAAGTCTAATCTGACTGGGCGGGTCTTGGATGGCAACGCTTTGCTTGATTTCGACAAATCAAAGTTTGTTGACCATGACGCAAACATTGATTCTGATGCTATTCAGGCGTGGGTTGACGAGAACAGCACAAAGGCAGATGCACCTAAACCCGACTTGGGACAGGGTGCTAGAGGTTCGCAAACAAGCTTGGCACAGATTCGTTCTCGTGACGAGCTAACAAACATGTCCCGTGATGATATTTTGAGCGCCCGTAAAGATGGGCGTTTGGATTCTTTGATGGGCAAAAACTAACAAGAAAGGTAGCTAAAAATGGCTATTGACAATTTCATTCCCGAAATCTGGGCGGCTGGGGTTACTCAGTCTTTTATTGCTAACCAGGTTGTAATTCCTACGCTTAACACCCAGTTCACTGGTGCTGTTACCCGTGGTAACCAGGTTCACGTTATCAACGCGACTACACCCACTATTGTGGACTATGCCGCCGCTGGTCGTAGCATTACCGCTGAGGCGCTTGCTGACACTGAAGTTCTTTTGAGCATTGACCAGGAAAAGGCATTTTCTGTAAACATTGACGACGTGGACGCTGTACAGGCATCCTCTGAGTTTGGCCCTTGGGTTGACTCTGCTGGTCGTGCGCTTGCTGAGGACGCTGAAAACTACTTGGTTGACCTTATGGTGACCGGCGCAACTAACGCCAACACTGGCTCTGTTGTAGTTGACACCGCTGACGAGGCAAAAACCGCTATCCGCGACATTCGTAAGGCTATGGCTAACGCCAAGGTCCCCGCGGCTGGTCGCTACGTTGTGGTCAACCCCGACATGTCCGACCTGCTCATTCAGGGTCTCGACGACGTTTCTGTTGCTGGTGATGACGCAGAATTGCGTAACGGTGTTATTGGACGCCTTTACGGGTTCACTGTGATCGAGAGCCCGTTGCTTGAGTCGGCTGGTACGCCTGCCGCTGTGGGATACCACCAGAACATGGTTGGATTCGTAAACCAGATTCAGTCTCTTGAGTCTTTGCGTAACCCCACCAAGTTCAGCGACATTGTTCGTGGACTTTCGGTGTACGGTGCGAAAATCCTGAAGGCTGACGCTGTTTACAAGTACGTTTCTGCCTAAATATAGGCACTTGTCTGGGGGGTGGCCTACGGGTCACCCTCTGGACATAAACGCCGCAAAAGTTTTGACGCTGGAAGGCATATAAATGGCACTCGCTACTATCGCTAATGTTGAGGCTAGGTTGGGTCGTTCTTTGACCGCTGGTGAAACCACCAAAGCAAACGCTTGGCTCACAGACGCCTCAGCCATGTTTGTGCAACGAGCAGTCCAACAGTTCGAGGTTGGAAACTCTGTTATTCGCCTATTTCCCCGTGATGGCGTTGTAAGGCTGGTACAAAGACCAGTTATTACTGTAAATAGCGTTACAGACCTTGACGGAAACACCATAGATTTTACTTACGACGGGTTTCAGTCCCTTTACGAGCTGGGCTCTTACACGCCTGTAAAGGTTGACTACGACCACGGGTCTGCAACTATCCCCGACGATGTTGTTGCGGTTGTTGCTGGCATGGTTGTGCGTACTTTGCAGATTCCCGCTGACGCCGCCGCCGGGATTCAACAACAAAGCGTGGGGCCGTTTTCGCAGTCTTACGCTAACTGGGCTGTTGGTGGGCAAGTTCTTATGTCACCCTCTGACATTGAGCTGGCTAACGCTTACAGGGATTTGTCATTTAGGTCAGCATCTACGTTAGGAAACGGCAACTATGGAGGATATCTCCCAAGTGCGACGAAGTTCGGTCTCTACCGATAGTTACGGTCAACCCGTATTTACTACGACCACTACAACGGTGTCGGCTTTGGTGTCGGCTCGTGTATCCGGTACAAACTTTGACGCTGACCAAATTACTGTTACTGACGGTCTAACAATTTATTTGCCACCGGCTACCGACGTGCAAGACGACGACAAGTTTATTATTCGTAGCAAAACGTATGAGATTGACGGCGAGGCTTTCGACTGGCGCGACGGGCTGGGGTCTTGGACACCTGGCACTGTTGTCAACTTGCAACGTGAGATAGACCGTGGCTAGAGGTTCGTTGATCCCTGGCACCCAGAATGACCGCGTAAAACTCAATTTCAAGGGTATGGGCAAGTTGTTGCGGGGACCACAAATTGCTAAAGAGCTTGAGGGTCGTATGCGCCGCGTCCAATCAGCAATCCCTGGTAGCGAGTTGCAAGTTTTGACTAATGGGCGTCGTGCGAGGGCAAAAGTTTTGTACGGGTCTGATTTTGACGAGGCTAGTACAGGGGCGTTGGGTAGGGCTTTGGACTTGGCTGGCGGTCAACGCGGCGTGAGAACTAAAACCAACAAACCGAGGGCAAGAAAGGCTACTAGCTAATGGCTGACGCGGTTCTTTTTAGTGACATTATGTCTCACTTGGTTGGGCGTATTCAAAGCGAGTTGACAACTCAAGGATTTACCAGCACCCGTGTTGGTATTTTGGCCGACGATAGTGGGTCACAAGTTATTTTGAGACGAGATGGCGGTACACGACGTTCTAAAACCGTTATGACCGACAGTGTTGGGGTAAACGTTTATGAAACGTCTTATGCCAACGCTGAGTCTTTGTCTCGTATGGTTATGGCTATTTTTGATGACTTGCCAGACGGTGCCCCGATTGTGGACACCAACCCAGAGTCGTCTATACAAGATGTGACAGACCTAAGCGGTCAACGTAGATTTATGCGTTTTGCCGTAGACCACAGAGGCACAGACCTCTAAAACAAGTAAAGGATATATATTATGGCGTTAGATTCAGATAACGTAAGAGTTGCGGTTACGGGTGCCGTGTATGTTGCACCCACCGGGACTACAGCACCCACAGCAAGCGGTAGCTCGCTTGATGCGGCATTTATTGACCTTGGTTATGTGTCGTCTGACGGCATTACTGAGGGAATTGACAAGTCAACTACACAGATTCGTTCTTGGCAGGACGGTTCTTTGGTCCGTGAGATCGTGTCTGAGGGT